CGACTGGATTATTTTTATAATCATGTGAGTACTTGATTTCAAGTATTCCTGCTGCAATAAGAGATTTTGTGCAATTAATACATGGATAATGTGTGATGTATGCCTCTGCATCCAAACAACAAACCCCTCGTTTCGCACAATCCGTGATCGCATTTTGTTCCGCATGAATGGTTGCCATTTCGTGTCCGTTTCTCATTTTTTGTTCATGTTTACATCCTGGTAAATATCCATTGTATCCTTGTGAAATGATCCGATTGTCTTTTACCAATAAACAACCTACGTGTAATCTAGCACACGAAGACCGTGTTGCAGTTACTTTGACAATTTCTGCAAAATATTCTTTCCAAACTGGTCGTTTCTCTGTCATGTATTTGTGTATTTTGTTATCGTTTTTTTTATTTTATATACTATACGATAAATCTCTCTAATCTCTCTTTTCATGAAAAATAAAAAGAATAAAAAAAAATCTTGTGTCTTACTTTCGAAAACATTAAAGAAGTATATTCATTCCCTCTTTGAAAATATAAAAAGAGAGATTCCAGAAAAAATCGATCTTATTCTAGATGGAGGTGCTTTCAATGGTGGTTACATGCTAGGAAGTCTGTATTATTTGAAAGAAATGGAGAAAAAATCTCTCTTAAAAATAGAGAGAATTTCTTCGTGTAGTATTGGTTCTATTCTGGGATTTTTATACTTAACAGACAGTTTAGTTTATGGTGAGAATGCCTATCAAGAATTAATAAGTCATGTCCGCAATCATCAAAATCTCTCTTGTGCTTCCAATTTGATCCAAAAATTAGTTTTACTGGTGTTGAAAAAAAAGTTTGGTGGAAATAAAAAAATGCTTTTGGATACATTAAAAGAGAGATTTTATGTTTCTTTTTTCGATATTCAACAAAAAAAACAAATACAACAAAGGTCATATGAATCCATAGAAGAACTGGTTTTATTATTGACAAGAACAGCGTATCTTCCTTTTGTTATTAACGGAAATATCATGGACCAAGATGGTTGTATGGATGGATTTTATCCATATATTTTTAAAACAAGAGAGAAAAAAATACTGTTTATTCGATTGATGACTTGGAAAAAAATGTGGAATAGTTTTCAATTAAAACAAGAGAGAAATGTACTTTCTCGTGTATGGACTGGAATTGATGATATCAATCGTTTTTTTATGAACGGAGGTAAATATCCTACAAATATGTGCAGTTATGTAAACGATTGGTCACTCATGCAACATGGGTATGAACATTTAAAAGAATTAATATGGACAATGGTAATCACATTAATAATTGTATGTCAATACCTTGAAAAATATACACCTGGAATCATCAAAAACAATATATTGTTTATAAAAAGTTGTCATATAATGAAATCATTTTATAATGAAGTGGTAGTATCATGTATGTGGTAGTATATGTAATGTATTATATTGTAATGTAATGTATTGTCATTTGCTTCTATCTATCCAACCATATTCACACCACCATCCATTATTCCATGTGATTGATGATAATTCTAGATGTGGTCTTGGTATCATCATAATATCTGGATGCCAATGAATATATCGTTCTCGAATAATATCATTTGTATTATGTTTTAATGGCCACTCCGTCCATGTTGCAAATATTGGCCCAAATTTTCCTTCTATTTCTTCAAAAGTTGAAGTCATTTTTATTTTATGTTTTTTCTTATAGTCCAATTGGAACGTTTTAATAATATCCCATAATTCATCTGGAAATTCATACATGTTGATTTGATGTTTTATTGAAATATTTTTTTCAAAAATATATTTCAATTTTTCTTGTTTTCTTTGTTTTCTTTGTTTTTTGCTTTACTCAAAACCCAAAAATATTCAATATATTGTTTGCACTAGTTGGTGCTTTTTTGCTTTTTCTCTTTTTTCTTGTTTTCTTAGCTTTACTTCCAGCTGCCTTTCTTGTTTTCTTTTTCTCTTGTTTTTTCTCTTTTTCATCTTTTTTCTCTTGTTTTTTCTTGTCCTTGTCTGCTGGAATATAACGTAGAAACCAACTTTCGTATTCTTTGCTTTTTCGGTTATCTTTTAACTCTTTGTATTTTTCAGCTTTTTCGGCACGCATGGATTCACGTGTTGGTTGTTTTCCATAACATTTAATACTAAACCGTTTCAATAACCCTTTTTGTTTCAATCGGTTTTTTCGCTGAACATTAAACAAATATTCCGACATACACAATATTCTATCTTCGTCATAATAAGGTTTTTTACTATATACAAATGCCAAATAAAAACTCAACATCGTATCGATTGTTGCTATTTTCACTTTTTTACCACTGATAAAAATCTCATTGTAACTATGGCATGCGGTAGTTTTATAAATAAAACATATTGTTTCTTTACCTACTAAAACCTCATAATGTTCTGGAATAATTTCCCCAATTTCTTTATGTTTTCGTATAGTAATATTCTTGACACCATTTTCTGATAATCGTTCCTTTAATATCACTGCACTGCGTTCTGGATTTTCTGAAAGAACATCAAAATCCGGAATTTTCTCCAATTGCTTTCGTTCACGACGTGGCATGTATTTGCTATACAATGTATTTGCAAATCCTCCGAAAAACACCAATCCTTGATCCATAAAAGAATTACGAGTAATGGTATAAATATCGTGTTCTTTTTCTTCCTTTATTTCATCATGATTCTCAAAAGAGCGTTGGAATTCTTCTTGGTCGCATTTTTTCCCACGCAATGGATAATTTTTATTCAATAAAATCAATCGTTTAAGAATTTTTTCCCATCGACCAACATCTCCTGCGGGACGCGACAATTCCAAATACATCGACATACGTAAATAATTTGGCGGTGCATACAATATACCATCTACCATAATTGCATTTTTTTTAACCACACCATATAATGGGTCGGATAACTGTGTTATATCTGCGACCGGTATGAAATTAACAAACACTTTATACGTACCATAATGTTGTCCGGATTTTGCTTCCACCTCATTGTAACCAGCTTTATAATATATGTCTGCTAATTCCTTTGCATGTTTTAATGCATCGTCCGAGAAAAAATCATAATCTGGTATTTCAATACTCTTGTCGTAAAATTGGTCTTCTTCTGGTAAAATATTATTGATTGCCGTCCCACCATAACAAACCAATTTTTTATCTCGTAAAAAATGTTCCACGATGGATATGATTTCTTTCACTTCTGGTGTATTGACTGCTTTTTTTGCTTGTTTTAATTCTGCACGGTCTACTGCTTCCCGCAATATCTCCAACTCTTTTTCTTTTAAATTCATCGTATATAATTATATATTGTATAGATAATTATAATATAATTATAATAGCAGGTCGGTCGAACAGAAACTTATATCGTAAAATTATAATAGTCAGTCTTTTTCACACGAGGTTCATACGAATATTGCTTTGGTGGTGGCGATGGAGCTTCAATAGTTACTGGAACATAACGTAAACTTTCCGGTTTTAATACAAAGGCATAACCATCGTTGTCGAAGAACAAATCGTAGAATTCCATATTATTGTCAAAATTCTGAAACGACATACCGACCATTTGACATCCATATTTCATTGCCAAGGAAGCAGACGGATTCGCATCATTGGCTTGTATATCAGGCAATACGATGGTCATATTCTTCTTATTGTATTCTACCAGTTCATTCATATCATGTGTATATGCAACATCTTTGTATCGCAATGCACGCATAAATACAGAATTACTGCCTATATTGACATACTCATCTAAATCGGTTTGTTGAAACAATGGATTGGATTTATCCACGGAAATGATGATTTTACCTAAAAATGTTTTTAATGGAAGCGTGCCTATATTTTTACCACCATATTCATAACTGTAATCTTTCCCAAGGCTATATTGTTCTAAATATTGATAAATGGCTTTTGCCATATCTTCGTATATTTTTTTGTTGTTACTTTTCACACGGAAATGCAATATAAGTGGATCATTTGGGTTCGGACAACTACTACCACTAAATGCATAATCACCAACGGTTTTCATAGCCTCTGCAAAAGGAATACTATTATACGATTCTTTAATAGTATATTCGTCTTCACTCGATGTTGCTATAACCGGCTCATTGTTAACGGAATATATTTCAAAATCCAAACAACGTGCACCTTGTTGAATGACCGTTTTCAAAGCACATAAATCCACAAAACTATTTTTCATGTTTCCCGGTGCACAGCAATTGTATGCGGTTTTAATATAATAATCTCGGAGTGGATGTTCATAATGTTTTGTGGAAACCGACGAGATGGCAGGAAAATCACTATACACTTTTTTTAAAGCTGCACATTCCGATTTTCTCAACGACAAACGCGATTGTATAAAAGATATGATTAATAATATCAAGATAATAATCATGACAAACATCATTAGTTGAGTCATGGAAAAGGTCGGTAATTGGCGATATAAGTTCGTCAAAACATCTTGAACACGATT